TCAACCCACTTCTTCGTGAAATGGTTAACTCCCTGCTGGACCACATCGATGATGATGGCGACGTTGCCTGTCTTTCAACAGCATGTTGGAAAGACGAACTTCGCTCTCTAGATAGAGTGAAAGCAGGAAAGACACGATTATTTTGTGTTGGATCCTTTACTCTTGCACTTGCGTGTAAGATGATATTCGGAGATATAGTCCGAAACAAAACGTCTCTTTTTGAGACTCCTTCTAAGATAGGAATCAATCCTCACTCCGCAGAGTGGGATCACTTGTTCCGATTTTTGAAGCAGCACCCTAATCTCTTTGGTGGAGATTGTGCCGGGTGGGACTATAGAGTACGAGGACTATTTCTTTATTTGTTTAAAGAATGGCTCAAAACTCTAAAAGTTTCATCAAATCACCTACGAAGGCTTTTAGCCTTGGCCTGCACTGTTATGGGCACGTATATTGTATATGGTGATCATTTATTGCACCGATTGTTTGGAGTACCTTCCGGACATTGGTTGACAAGTTATTTCAATACCTTTGCAAATTACTGCGCCCACAAAATAGTGTGGATATATCTTAATCCCGATCCTGACAATCTTCATTGGAAGGACCATATTAATATGGCCTTTTATGGAGATGACAATGGTGGATGTGTGTCTAAAAAATGTTCTTCATGGTTCAACATGAAAACAATTGAAGACGTATTCGCCAAGATGGGAATGGGTTACACCACCCCTGACAAAGGTGATGTAACCGAAGATTTCTTGACAGATGATTCATTTCAGTTCCTGTCTCGAAATTTTCGATATGAAAAAAGTGTCGGATTGGTGCTAGGTCCGTTAACCTGGACATCAATCGTTGGTATGCTGGCCTATATTCGCAAACCTTCCGTATGGGAGCGTAGCGAACAAGACCAGCTGTGCATTAACATCGAAGTTGCTTCTCGAGAATTAGCCTTTTATGATGAACATAGCGCTGTTGCAGCCTATGATTTTCTTAACAGGATGATCTCTAAGCATGATCTCCCTATGACAAAACTGCGCTCTTTTAGAGAAGTGCGGCGAACGGTTCTAGGGATCAACTAAATGTTGGTGTGTGTGTGTGTGTGTGTGTGTATAAA